CATAGCGAAACTTTCGTGTTTTTGTGAGTGCTTGTATCACTTGCGTGCGGCGGGAACGTCGTCGTCGTCGTCGGCACCGAAAAGAGCGCGGGCTCGTTGGATGGATGGCTCTTCGTCGTCGTCGGCTCCGAAGAGTGTGCGCGAGCGCGAAGGGGCGGGCTTTGCGTCGCCGCCGTTCTCGTCGTCGGCTCCGAAAAGGGGGCGCGCGCGCAAAGGGGCGGGCCTTTCGTCGTCGTCGTCGCCGAACAGGGCGCGCGAACGCAGGGTGGCGGGCCTTTCGTCGTCGTCGTCGTCGGCGTAGCGCACCGGCGCGCGCGTTCGGATTCTCTTCTCCTGCAAAGGCACGACGCGCAGCTGCGGCATGCTGCGCACCGCCTGTTCGAATGCACGGTAGCTGTCCTCCAGGTTCGACGTTTCCCCCACCGGGAACGCGTGCGCCATCCACTGCGCTCGCGTTTCGTTGATGTAGCGCGTCAGTTCTCCGAGGTCGTAGCGTTGCAGGTCTTCGCGCGGCGGCAACAGATCGAGAAGGTGCAGTTCCTGCGCGGACGCATAGAAGCGACCAAGGTCGGCGAGCGCGAGCGTGGGGTGGCTGTACGGCAGCGTGACGGCGTTGCCCCAGTCGATCAGCACGACGCGATCGGTGCCAAACTCCACGAGAATGTTGCCGAAGTGAAGGTCGCAGTGGTACACAAAGTTGCGCTGGCACTCCGCAATGTATCGCAGCGCGTTCGTCAGGATCGCGCGCACGTGCGCCCGGTCCTGCGTGGACCGCGCAAATTGCGCCAGCGTGACGCCGTTGATCCAGTCGGAGACTTGAACGCCCATGTCGATGCCGCGTTCCACTGGCGCGATGTACGCATCTTGCAGCATGGCGATGTGCGGTCTCATGCGCTGCACGTGATGTTCAACGAATCGAACGACGCAGGTTTCGCGCACAAAGTCGCGCGCGGCGACGGCGCTGACGGTGACGGGCAGTCGTCGATGGTCGGAGCTGGCAAGGTACGTGACTTTGATGGCGACATCCTGTTCGGCAAAGATGCCGCGAATGAGCAGTCCAAACATGCCGCGCGCGACGAGGCGTTCCACAAAGATTCCGTGCTGCTCCAGCTGCAGGACGCGCTCCAGTGTGTCGCACAGTTGCGACTCTGGCACTTGGTGAAGATCCTCCGCGAGCGTGCCGGCGTCGGTCGGCTGCCATTCGGCGACGCTTCGAAGTGTGTCGCGCGTGACAAGACACGGGCGCGGGCGAGCGGAGGAAGCGGAGGAAGCGGAGGAAGCGGAGGAGGAGGATCCGTTGCCCATGTCGTGGGAGGGGGGGCAAGGAGAATGAAGGCTTTTTGGGGGAGAACCTTCCTGGTTTATTTCTCACGCCAAACATTTTAAGTTATCGTGTCACGTTCAGCTCAAGGGGCAAAGATCGTTGATCCCGAAGTCGTACGCAACGTGTGCGCGGTCGGTGACGTGCTCGGGGTCGTGTTCATACACGATGGGGATTCTGAGCGCGCCAAGGTACCGATGCGGCGGCGTGCGATCCAGCGTTGCGTATCCAGGATGCGAGCAGCTGACGATAAGTCTTGCGTGTTCATCCACCCGAAAGGACCCGACGGTGCAATCCTGCCCCTCGCGCGGAATGTGCATGGTCATGAGCACGTCGACGGCGGCGCGTCGTCGCGTCGCGGCATCCTCAACTCTTGTATCACCCGCTTCGGCGACTTCGTCTGTCGGGCTCGGACGAAACACCAGTTCGAAGGCGTGCGCGTTCGTGATCGCGCGTTGCACTTCGGCGCACGGCAGCGTCGCGTCCACCAACAGCGTGTCGGTGTCTGCCGTTTCGTCATCGCGTTGCCAGTTTACGCCGGCGTGCACGGCCGGCACCGCCAAGCGCGCCTCCCGAAAGCCTCTTTGCACAATGTCGATCGCCTGGTCGCGTCGCACGCGCCGCGTGGACCTGCCGCGCAGAACGGGACACGTTTGCTGTACGTGAATGGAGACGTCGCTCACGTGCTTAAAAGTATGCTCGTTCTGCATTGACGATTCTTCTTGCCCATCGGCACTCGACCCTTCGATTCGGAACGGATGCAGTCGTTCGCTCATTTTAACAATAAAGAACATTTGTACCGGCGACCGAAGCATGGGTCAGGTGTGGGACGCGCTGCGCAACTTGTTTGATTCCTCGTTGGAGATGAAAATCTTGATGTTGGGTCTCGACGCGGCGGGCAAGACGTCGATTTTGTACAAGATGCATTTGGGCGAGACCGTCTCCACCATTCCAACGATCGGGTTCAACGTCGAGACGGTGCGCTACAACCGCAACGCGATCACGGTGTGGGATATCGGTGGTCAGGACAAGTTGCGCGCGTTGTGGCGCCACTATTACTCCAACAACGACGCGCTGTTGTTTGTGATTGATTCGACGGACGAGAGTCGCTTTGATTTGGCGCGCGAGGAGCTGCACAAGTTGCTCAATACGGATGAGCTTCGCGACAGTGTGTTGTTGGTGATGGCGAACAAGCAGGATTTGCCGAGCGCCGTTCCTTCGTCTCGCATCGTGGAGGTGTTGCAGTTGCGCGGCTTGACGTCGCGTCCGTGGTTGGTGCAGGGTTGCAGTGCGTTGACGGGTGACGGGTTGTTGGATGGTTTTGAGTGGGTGACGCGCGAGGTGCGGGCGGCTCGCGGTCGTCGTCGCTTCTGAGCCGTCTTCTTCTATTTAAAAGCGTCGAGTGATTTGAGGGCCTTTTTTTAGATGGAGGGTTCGGACGGCATCGGTGGTCCTTCGCAGGTTGCCAAGTTTGTGCGTCGCGTGCGTGACGACCCTGCGCCCGTGTGCATCAAAAGTCCGTCGCAGCCGTTGCAACGGTCGTACGATTTGAGCGGCTATCGACTGACGTTGCGAGGCAGCGACCCCGACTTCAATTTTCAGCGTTCGTACCGCAACTTGGACAACCCGTTGGAGGGTTGGAACGTAAAGTTTATCAGCAGTGAGCGTTTTGAGGCGGCGTGGGTGCGTTCGACGGGTGCGGGTGGCGCGATGCGTCAGGTGGGCTACGTGACGGGCACGTACCGTTGGGTTCCGGACCGGCACACGCGTTGGGGCTCTTTGACGATGACGGTGACCGACTTGCAGGACGAGTCGGCGTCGGACTTTGGCGCCGTGCTCAGCATGACGATCAACGGCGACGACCCGTTGGCGACCTCCAGTTGGGGTCCGCTCTACGCCTCCTTCGAGCCGTCCGCCTTTCCGTCGCCGGGCGCGCGCGCCGAGCATGCGCAGTTGACGCAAACGTTCCTGCCCGTCGAGAACCAGCAGCGCCTGTTGTACCGTCAAACCGCCGCCACAACCCCCGCCCCGTCGCTGTGGAGCGTCGGCGCCGACCTCGCCACCGTGCGCTTCGTGCAATCGCTGTAAAAAACAAAGATCGCTTCTTCTTTACGACGCCCTCACGCTCGCCATTTGGTTCGTCAAAGGGCACGATGCCTCGTCGCGCGCGCGTTGCACAGTGACGGGGTCGAAGGCGCACATGGGCAGCACAAAGAGTGCGTCCGACGTCGTCAGTGCCTCCGTTTCGACGCGCATCGGAATCTGCAGCGCCTCTCGCGCCATCGTGAGCGCCACGCACTCTGCGACTCTGGCGCGCGCAACCGGGCATTCGTCGCGCCGTTGTTGCAGTTCGATTCTCGATCGTTTGCCGAAGCTTTGGAAAAGCGTCGTCGCCACGGAGCTCAGCGTGCCGCCGTACCCCATGCGCGACGCCGCTCGGTGCGTCCAGTCGGATACGTCTGGAACGGGCAGCGAGCGCTTGACTTTGAGAAGATGCGTCATGTGCAGCTTGACGGCGTCCATGATCGTCAGAAGCGTCGAGGCGCTGCCGGCCATCGCTTCCGGGTGCAGCAGCGCGACGCCGTCCGTGGAGACGCACACGGCCGCTTTGCGCGTCGGCAGGCGAGGCGGCAGCGGCGCCCCGAAACGAACGTGCGCATGTCTCTGCATCTTTTGTTGGCGCAGCTCCGCGTTGGATCCCGCGACGACGCCGTACAGATTGTGCAGGCAAACCACCTCTTTCGTGCAGCGTTGTAGCGCGTCGTCAAAGTGTTGTTTCAGCTCAAAGGTGCCGGGCGCGCCCAGCAGCGCCACCACGTTGCGCGCGCTCGCAACTTGCGGGTGATCCTGCACCACGCGTTCCAGAAACTCGTGCACGACGGGCAGCATCAGCACTTGTCCGTCCTTGCGCGCGTGCGCATGTCGCAGCTTGGGCGACGCGTACACGTGCGTGTTGGTGTGCACCGCGTCGCTCATAGATCTGTCAAACGCAAAGCGCAGGCGAAAGCTGCTCAGCTCCACGTACCCCGACACGGTGCTGGCGACGTGCAGGTGCACGCGTTGCGGATTTCGCGCCCGTTTGAACACGTTGCGCACGCACGCAAACATGTCGCTGCAGTCGGTGGAGTTGTTGCAAACGCTGAGTAGGTGAATGTGAGTGTCGTCGCGCGTCTCTGTTTGTAGTTCCTTCTTTTTCCGTTGCAAGTATACGCTGTACGCCACGATGGGAAGCGTCGCGACGATGGCGGCGACGGCGATTCGTCGTTGCTTTGCGTCGTGTTCGATCGTCATGGCGCTTTTTTGTATAACAGTGTTTAATAGGAGAGGGGGTCAGGTTGGAATGAGAGAATTTAAGTGTCGAAGACACGTAAAATTCTCGAGTGAAACCTGTCGTACTGAGCTCGCGCAGCGCCACAGTGACGTTTCTATTTGCAGTTTTTACCCGACGCGCCATTGGAATCGGCAGGTGGGGTTGAGGCAGGCGAAGCATTGCGTCATGGGTTCGTCGGCGGACCGCAGTTGTCGCAGCGTGACGGTGACTTCGTTGGCTTTGCATTTGCGGCAGCAGACGGTGGAGGTGGAGGCGGGTGCGAAGGAGGGCGTGGAGGATAGTTTTTCGCGGTGCACGGAGGCGGAGCGTTCTTGTTCGATCATCCAGTCTTTGATGCGCAATCCGTCTCGTAGTTGTTCGGGCGTGAGTTCTGCGTAGTTGCTGATGACGTTGTTGCACAGCGAAGCGACGTCGTTCCAAGCTCCGTCTCTGGACTGCACCTGTTTGAGCAGTCGCTCCACTTCGTGCGGGTAGTACAGGTCGGGCACGCGCGCCGCCAGCGCCGTCATGTAGGCGCTGGCGTTGCCCTGCACGCGCACAAGCAGCACGCGTCGCTCAAACAGGCGCACGGCGCGTTCGTACACGGCTCGCTCCCACCAGCACGCCTCGAGTTCGGTCATGTCGCTGCCGAATTCTGCAAATCGTTGCACGGTTCGAGCGCGTTCTGACGGGTTCACGAGCGAGGCGCGGTACACGTCGTAGGTGGATTCGTCGAAGGGATTGAGTCGCGCGGCGCTCGCCATACCTTTGACGTTGAAGAAATGGTGCTTTCGTGTGTGCATAGTAATTTAAACTTGCAAATGTGTGGGGTGGGGGCATGCAGTCTCGCGTAAAGGTTCGTGTGTTGTTGCACTTTGATCCGCGGGAGGTGGATTGGTTTGAGTTGCGTCAGATGTTTACATTCTCGTCCTGGTCGATGTATCACCACACGCGTATGTGTGGTCGTCAGCCGGATTTGATTGCGGCGGTGGGTCGTGTGCCGGCGTCGGAGTTGAAGGCGTACCATGCGTTGCCGCGCGAGCGTTTGGGTCGACTGCCGTTTTGGCGCGGCGATCCGAACGGTTGTCCGTACCCGGACGAGACGGGGGCGGTGTGTGAGGATGCTCCGTTCGCGGCGGACGAGGATTCGGCGGTGGCGTTTGAGCAGCCGTCGCGGTGTGCGTTGGGTGCAAGTGCCTTTGTGGACGACTCTGTCTTTCAGTTTGCCTTGTCGCAGGCGGCGGGATCGGGCGTCGGCGACACGGGCGGCGCGAGTACGCCGACGCAGGAGTCGTATCACTGTTTGAATTTGTCGGCCGCGAAGCCGCGCGCGTCGGAGCCTTTTCGGGCGAGCAACGGCGCCGCCGTCGTCAAGTGCCGCACGTCGGGGCACGTGGTGTGCAAGCTGTTGCATCTGCGCGACGCCTTCGGCTGGCCCGTCGTCAATTTGGAGGAGGCGAACGACACGCCGCCGGCTCCGTTGCCGGACCTGTACATTCCGGTCGCTCGTCACGCGCATTTCCTGCTGGGGTCCATGTACCGCGACGCGCACGACTCGGCCCGCAAACGCTCGCTGCAGTTTATGTGGAATTCCGTCATCCCCGAGCATCACGACGTACTCTTTATCGTGGAATCAACGAGCGCGGAAAGCCACCGGCTGCACGTGCACGTGCCAAACGCCTCCTTCATCAGCGGCGACTGGGAGCCCGATCTGGACGGCTACCGTTGCGGGGAGCCGAACGTGGTGGCGGCTGCGCGCCGCGAGGTGCACGAGGAGACGGGCATTCTGATCGACAACTGCGACATGTGGATGATGGACTGGGCGGGCGTGCGCACGACGGTGGAGAGCGGCGGCGCCTTTACGCGGCTGCAGGAGGTCTTCTTCATCGTCAACCTCAACAACCTCAAAACGCCGAAACCCACGCCGCTGCACATGCTGCACCCGCGCGTCGTGCCGCGCATCTTTAACGACTACGCCCCGATGGTGCCGGAGTGGCACACGTGCGCGTGCAAACTGCCAAAGTTCCTCGACATGGTGTTTCGCGAGGGGGCGCTGCGCTGCCGCGAGCACACGCAGGCGTCGACGCTCCGTTTGTGCGTCTTTGCCTACGCGCACGACGAGGAAAGGAGCACGTGCGTGTACAAGGACGCCCCCTTCGAACACTTTGACATTTTGTTTTCGTCGCTCGACACGCGGCAGCGCGTGCTGACCAACCTTCACGAGGACGACTCGCTGTTCATTTTTGCGTGGCACAGCTCGGACCAGAGCGTCGCGCCTTGCCGGGCGGCGGAGGCGGGCGATTCGAACGCGCTGGACGGCGCCTCCAGCTCCATTTCCCATCGGTGAGGCTCGCAGCGGTCGCGCAGCATCCTGTCAATCTCGGAGCGCGACGCCGCCTGCCACACGCGCGAAAGATCCAATCGCCAGCCGTTGTGCTTGACCAGCGAAAGGCGCACCTTGGCGCGCACGAAGGAGGCGTCCACGTACAACTGGAAGGGATGCACCTCGCGCTCCAGGTTGAAGGCGACGCGCGCGTGCTCCGACGCGACATCTTGCACGCTGACGCGTTGTTTGCAGACACATTTGACGCTGACGCGTTCGCAGCGCGTGGACGGAAAGGCGCCGAGCACGCGTTTGTCGCGCATGTCGGGTTCGACGTCGTGCGTTCCGACGCGCACGGTGAACGAATCTTGCAGCGAGTTGGCGGGCAAGCGCGCGGCGTAGTCGATGCTGAAGTTCCACTTTCGAAGCACGCTCCAGCCGTGCGGCTCCAGACTGGTGTGAATGAGCACGTTGTCAAACTCCTCTCGTCCGATGCCGGGACTGAAGGTTGACGATTCTGCATTCACGTGGCCGGCGCGAATCTCCACTTCGCGTTCGCCCGCGGCGGTGGAGGCTGCCGACTCAAAGGCGCGGCGCAGCGCCGCCTCCACTTCGCTGTCGATCTCGTCGACGCGCACATGTCTCGGGCGCGGCGCAATCATGCAGCGCAAACTCACGGTGAGAATGAAAGAGACGAAGGGAGGTACGTTTCGCAATCGTGAGATAAAAAGAGTCAGGGCTGTAGAGGAGGAAGCTATGCGTCGTATTGGAGCGGACGTTTTGAGGACCGACACGCGTAGCCAAGATGAAACGTCCGAGCTACTCCAAAGCGACGTGACCGAAGAGCTGCAGGTCGGTGCTGCATCTCATATTGACGTGTGTGACTCGACGCCCCAAGCGGCTTGCGTTGGAAGGAAGCGCGCTCGCGCGACGAGTTCGCGTGTCATGAAAAAGATTTCTCGGACTAGAGGGATCGGTCGAAAGGCTCGGCGAACGTGCGCCGCCCCCGACTGCAAAAAGCAACCCGGCTTCGCGATGCCGAATTCTGCGCGCGCTATCTTTTGCGGCAGCCACAAGGTTCCGGGCATGGTGAATGTGGTGCACAAAACTTGCGAGGCGGATCAATGTACGAAGCGTCCTTCTTTTGCGGATCCTGGCGCAAAGATCGGAAGGTTCTGCGTACAACACAAGAAGGAAGGGATGGTGAATGTGCACGGGTTACGATGCAAGGAAGGAGACTGTGCGAAACGTCCTGGATTTGCGTTTCTGGGAGCTACGATCGGCATGTTTTGCGCCAGGCACAAGAAGGAAGGAATGGTGAATGTGGTGGACAAGCGATGCGAGGCGGAAGGTTGCGATGTTCGTGCGAGTTTTTCCTTTCCAGGCGATACTCGAAGGCGCTTTTGTGTGACTCACAAACAAGATGGGATGTTGGATGTTGTCAGTCGAAAGTGCGAGCGAGAAGGTTGTGATACACAACCTGTATTTGCAGGATTAGGTGAGCAGGTTGGAAGGTTCTGTTCGGAACACAAGACGGATACAATGGTCGACGTAATGAGTCGGCGGTGCGAACATCCTTCGGGGTGTTTGACACATCCAGTATTTTCAGATCCTGGCGAAAGACTCGGTCGATTCTGCGCTACCCACAAAGCCCAAGGGATGGTGAATGTCGTGGACAAGCGCTGCGAGGAGGCAGGCTGCGATAAGAGACCTACGTTTGCGAAGGAAGGCGAACTACGCGCTCGATATTGCGCCTTTCACAAGGAGAGAGGTATGGTGGATGTGCATAACAAGCTTTGCGACATGGAGGGTTGTAGTACGCACGCGTATTACGGAGTTCCAGGTCAATTTGCCTGTCGCTGCACATTGCATCGCGAACCTCTCATGACTCGTTTTCCGAGAAGACGCTGCAGAACGAAGGGATGTTTGAAGCTCGCTTTGTTCGGCCCGCGTGTCGGGAGCGCGGAGCGGTGCGAGACACACAAGCTGGAGGATGACGCCGACCATGTGCAACGAATATGTTCGTCCTGCGGTCTGCCGTGGGTTTTGAATGCAGAAAATCTATGCGACACGTGTTCGCCGGAGGGGCGCGCGTCGGTGCATCGAAAGGAGCTTCTTGTACGCCGCTGGTTGGAGGCTGCGGACTCTGGCGTTCCGAAAACCTTTGTGCACGACCGACGCGTGGAGGATGGATGTTCGCGCAAGCGCCCAGACTTTCTGTTTGACATGGGTGCATTTGTCGTTGTGCTGGAAGTTGATGAGAACCAGCACGAAGCGTACCAGTGTTCATCTTGCGCTGCGGGCGCAATCGTGATCGATACCTCGTTGGGCGCACAAGCACCTCATGTCCGCCCAGCGCCTGACTTTATCACCTGCACACACGCCTGCACGTGCGAGTGGATGCGTCTCTACACGATTCTGCAAGACTGCGGAGGACGTCAAATGCGCGTGGTGCGCTACAACCCCGACGCGTTCACGCCCGTGGGTTCAACGAAAAAATCTCGCACTGGACCTGCGCTTCGTAAGAAGGCAGTACTAACAACGCTGAGCGCCGCTATCAATAGACCCTTTCACGATCAAGACGCGATACTCACTGTACAATACGTGTGCTATGACGGAGCGAATTCCAGTCTTATAAGCCAAACATTTGAATGCAACCCATTGTAGCATGAAAACCGATATTGATTACGCCAACAAGGTTCGTCGCAGTTGTTCCGCGATGGCGGAGGCTTCGACGAAGTTGCTACCGCCGGCGAAGGGGTCGGTCCTCAAAACGTCCGCTCCAATACGACGCAAAGCGACGGCGCAAAAGGTGCGTCGACCGGGAATCGAACCCGAGTCTGCTGCTTGGAAGGCAGATATCTTACCACTAGACGATCGACGCAGTCTTGGTCACTGTCTAAGTGAATCGATATGCGTCGTATTGGAGCGGACGGTTTGAGGACCGACACCGGAGCGTCGATATTTCCACGACGTTTCATCGGACCTTTCGGTCCTCAAAACGTCCGCTCCAATACGACGACGCGTAGCTAAGATGAAAAGTCGTGAAGCTACTCAAAAGCGACGTGTGTACGGATACATTTCGTCGGATGTGTGTGTGTGTGTGTGTGTGTGTGTGTGTGTGT